TGCTGTTGCAGAAGGCCAGTCAACACTGCTAGGCCAAGTTATTGCATAGCCTGATGCGCTGCTGTCTTGTTTTACCTTTAAAGTAAAAGCGCTTACTCGCCCAGAAGATGCTGGATTGCTAAAAGTGTACGTAACTGCTTCTGTTAATGTATGTTCAAAATTATCACCATCACGCAAATTAATAGTTGCTGCATTTGAACTTGAGGAAATAGTTGTTGCTTCTTCAATTGTACCGTTATCAAAAGTTACTACACCATTAGCATCTGCAGTAACAGCTTTGCTGGCCTCTGTCAGCCCCAGGGTGGTCACGTCAACATAATTCAGCTCAGTTGTCGTTGCCGTCACGCCATCTAATTTGTTGATTTCTGTAGCTGTTGCGGTGATGCCGGGCAGATCGCTGGTAAAAGCCAGCTTACCACTGCCATCCGTCTTCAGAAGCTGTCCTGCGGAACCATCGGCATTCGGTAGCTCTAGGCTGTAGGTTGCGCTTGCACTGTGCGGCGGGCCTTTGAGGGTAACTCCGTGCGTGTTGGCCTCACAGTTGAACCTGACTGCGCCAGCGTTTGTGTTTCCGTACAACTCAGTGAACCCTGTCCCATTTGGAAACAGTTGTATGTTGCCGTTAGTGTTCGTGCTTTTTACGGCATTCGAGTCAATTTGAATATTGTCTACATCGAGCTCGTTGGCTGTGATTTGGCCTGCTGAGCCATAAATCACTGCTTTCGAGTTGACCACCGTGTCAGCAGTTGAGCCATCAACTAAATTCAGCTCTGCAGCGGTCGATGTCACTGAAGTCCCGCCGATCGCCAAGGTCGCCGTGTTGATCTTAGTCGTGGACAGCGCGGTGTTGGCATCCACGACTGCAGCGCCGGACCCCGCGCCATCCAGGTAAACGATCGCCGCTTCACCGTTGGCAATTGTGACATTCGCCCCGCTGCCCTGGCTCACCTGTATTGATTGAGAGCCTGAGGTCGCATTCTCAATATACATCAAGCGCGAAAGGGTGTTAGGCGCGATGGTCAGCACCCGGGTCGTGCTCAGACTGCCACTAGAGGTAACCTTGAAATACATAGCTCTCGCCGGGTCAGTCGAGCCGTCTGCGACGGTGGTCGTGGAATCTGCGTCCGAGGCAAAAGCGGCTTGTGTTCCAAAGCCCAGCGCCTCTCCAATGAATTCAAGATTTGAATTGGTTGTGGTGCCCCAGGTGCCCGCACCTTCTCCGGTAGCGAGCTCGGTGAGGCGAAGATTGTTGACATAGGTTGCCATAAGAAATCCTCATTATCGTTCAATAGCAGTGTAATTAGCAGTCTGTGAAGTATCAATGGGAAAGTACAGAAACAGCCGAGCAGCGCTAGCCGTTATGCTTACGCCTGTCGGATTCACATTGGTGCCAATGTTAGCCGTGATCGTCCCGACCGCTGAGGTCATTGCCACACCCGTCGGTGACGCCTGATTTGAAACAATCTGTGTGATTGTCCCTGCGGCGCTTGTGATTTGGACGCCAGTGACTGCAATGGTTTCTGGGCCGTTCCAGGCCCCAGAGCCCCAGGTTCCTCTACCCCAGCCTTGAATTGATGACATACCGCGCCGCACTCTTCCCTAACGCGATTACTTTACTTAAATTTCAGCTTTTCCGCCAATCCTTCCTTGCAACTTACGGCCCTTCAAGATTTTATCGATCTGGCGGTAATGCCATTTTTTTTCTGTCTGAAGCGAGTTGAGCTGGTCAGCGATCCGGCGAGAGCTCAGTTTGCGCTTTGCCATTTTATGTATTAAGGCAATCCACTCTTGCTCAGAATCGACGGGCTTGAGCTTCCATCGCCTACGAGATCCTTCATACACCGCTATTTTACGAAAGCCGTAAGGCACCCCGCCTCCGAGCCAGCCTCCCTCAAGGGCCCAGTCAATCCTCTTGCCCTCCGCCTGGTCCCACCGGCGCGCGTGCTCGAGCCGCTGCGCCGCAGCGAGTGTGGCGATCACCGCTTCCTGGTAAGTTTCATGCTCTGGGCCTCCGCCGACCAGAGGCACGTCCCCAAACTCCTCGCAGAAAAACAACGTGCACTCAGTCTCCTTGAGCACGTCAAATAACGCCAAAAGGTCTTTGAGAGACCTGGCAAGGCGATCGAGCCTGGTGCAAATGATGACATCCCCGCGCTCCATGACGTCGGTAAGATCTTTTCCCCGGGGTCTCTCAATCAGATCTTTATGCCCGTTAAGGCAATCATCCGTAAAAAATTCTGAGACCGGCAGCTGGAAGGCGTTCATTGAGAACACTTTGATTGTGTGCTCTTGGTGGGAGATTGACAGATTTTTCTTTTCAGACTCACGCGGGGACATACGGCAATAGCCGTATATCCTGTGTATCCGCGCGCTTTCTTTAGCTCGGCGGCGCCGGGTCATTTAATCGCTCGGTGATAATCCCTAATCATCTCGATATAGATCCTATGCCAATCAATGTCCAGCGGGCGCCAGTCTCCTGCACGATCCGCATACAGAACGTAGCCGCTTTCATGGACAATTTCTACCGATCTGTAATTTTTTGGCACTCCGTCATATCGGATTTCAAGGCCATAGTACTGGCAGCGCCGGCGGACCTTGTTGTACCAACGCTTCTTCTCTGCGGCGCTACAAAGTTTCATGTTCTTAATCTTCCTGATCAATCAGATTGATTTGAACGATGTCGCCGTTCAAGCAAGCGAAGTCGATTTCTACCAACCTCGCTTGATCGCGCTCAACAAAGACACACAGTCGATTTGACATCAAGTTTACCAGCTTGACCAAGTCATCATTGCTCAGTTGATTTGATATCGAAACGAGCTCTTTAGTCTTCATTCTTCTACCTCAAAAAACCCTTGCTCAGACATCCACCTATTGACTCTTGTTTGCACTTCCAACCATTGATGTCCTGCGTAATAAAACTCTCCCTCACCCCACTCAAGCGGAGGAAGTCCAGATTTAGAACGGCTATAAACTTCTTTTCTAATTTCTTCCTCGTCAAAAATAATTAGTCGGCTAAGATCGTGTTCCAAATATGCAGCAGCAACATGAAACTCTGTCGGGCTACTTTCGTCAAATTCACTCCATCCATCTCTTTCCTGTAGCAACTTTTGATCTTTATTTTCCAGATCATATACAGCTTGAAGCTCTTCGGGCCAATCTTCAAAGTCCTCCTCATTACCCCCGAAGCATTCTTCAATTTCTTTGTGCGTCCAGATTTCAAATTCGTGTTCTCCGTATGCCAAGAAATTTTGTCTACTGATGTCGTATACCTCTGGAGGTTCTCTGTGCGGAATCTCTATCACTAGCAAATCACTTGCGCCTTCGCATTTTTCATCCGACCAACTTAGTTTGTTCATGTCTTTTCCCCTGTAAAAATTTTGAATTCCCTAACAACAAGGACAGTATGGCACAATCCGTGTCGATGTACAACCACTTATACAAAAAAATATATAGTTGCACATCGACCACAATGCTAGTAGACTCGTGTTTTCAGTTCATCAGGGAGAGTTGAGATGTCTGCATTCAGAAATTACGCATTAGTTTTCCCTGCCGCTAATCCGTTAGAGCGCGCCAATCCGGCCTCTCTCTATTTGGCGTCACTGAAAGGCTCAGAAGCCAGCAGGACAACTGCGCGATCAGTGATGAAGCAAATTGCGTTGCTTTGTAACCAAACCCCAAACACTTTGCCATGGCATGAACTAAACCGATCCACAGTACTGGCGCTCATGGAAAAGCTAAAGCAAAAAGGTCTTTCTGATAACACCCGCAATTTGTACCTCTCGATTATCAAAGGTATTTCGCGTGAGGCCATGCTCCATCGGCAGATGACAGATCGCCAGTTCAGTCTGATAGAACAGATTCGAGCGATCAAATTACAAAGGTTGGCGGTAGGTCGCGCCTTACATGTCGATGAGATCGCGGGCCTGATTGACCACTGTTTGCATGATGAGGGCGCCGCTGGCGTCAGAGATGCAGCTTTGCTGGGTATTTTGTTCGGGTGTGGCCCGAGGCGGGCAGAAGTTGTGACCATCGACATCAACAAAATCAATTTCAGCGACCGATCGATCAAGGTCATTGGTAAAGGCAATAGGGAGCGCGAGCTCGAAATGCCGTTGAGAACCATCGATCTGGTAAAAACCTGGCTCGAGGAGTCAGGATTACAGTTTGGACCGTTATTTAGGCCAGTAAACCGCTGGAATCAGGTTGCCGAGGATCGGCGGCTGACCGCGCGAGGCGTTTACGACATTGTAACCAGGCGTGTTAAACAAGCAGGGCTCGATAAGGCGTCTCCTCATGATTTACGCAGGAGCTTTCTAACCTATCTTTTGGATAATGGTGAAGATTTAGCAACCGCAGCGGACATGGCCGGTCACGCT